CTCTACGCCCAGCGTGGGTTGAATATCGTAACGTCGGCGGCGGGTGGGGAACAAAGTTGTCAGACTCAGGGCAATTCGTACGACCTGAACGCGATGACCCTACAAACGACAAGTCGAGTGGAGTCGAGTCGAAGTGACCAAAAAGAAGAATGCGAGAAAAGACTTTTGTGTTGGCCCAATCCACATCATCTGGCGGGGGTATAGCAATTCACCGCAATACGGATTTATAGCGTGGAGTTCTGCTAGGCGTTGGACTCTTGACGTTTGGATTCACCAGAGGCTGCTCACCGTCCGCAGGAGAGAGTGGTGACCTTCACTGGAACTCTCTTGCCGTATCAGCCCGAGGCCGTCGACAGGATGTGCGAGCGCGGCTCGATGCTCGTGGCTTACGATCTCGGGCTGGGCAAAACCGTACTGACTATTGCTGCCGTTGAGCGACTGATGGACGGGGGAGAGATCAAGGAGCCGGGTCTGGTTATTGTTCTCTCCAGCCTCAAATATCAGTGGGCCGACAGCATTGCCCGGTTCTCTGACAGTACGTCTCTCGTGATCGATGGAACCCCGAAGCAACGCGAGACTCAGTACCAGCGCGTGATGGATTGGGAGGTTGAGGGTATTGACTATGTGATCTTGAACTATGAGCAGGTCGTAAACGACTGGAAATTTGTTAAGAGTCTCCCCAAGGGTTTCATCGTTCTCGATGAAGCCACCGCAATCAAAACCTTCAAATCCAAGAGGTCCAAGCACATCAAGAAACTTGAGTCGCCCGTGAGGTTTGCCCTCACGGGAACGCCGATAGAGAACGGTCGACCGGAGGAACTGTTCTCCATCATGCAGTTCGTAGACCCCACGGTGCTCGGCAGGTTTGACCACTTCGATCAGGCATTCATCTGTCGCAACCCATGGGGAGCACCTGAGCGATATCGGAACCTTGAGATCTTCCACAAGAAGATGACGGAGGCGAGTGTACGCAAATCTCAGTCCGATCCCGATGTCGCTCCGTTCCTCCCGGACACAATCCATTTGCAACCGCTACGGGTCCGCCTCGACAGGAAAACCGCGAATCTGTACAACGTCATTCAAGATGGGCTGCTGGAAGACCTTGACGAAGTCACACAACTATTTGGAACCAACTTCAACTTGTTCAGTCACTACGGACTGCAATCAGACCAAGGCGGCGAAGCCGATCAGATGCGTGGTCGGCTGATGTCAAAGATCACCGCGCTTCGGATGTTGTGCGACCACCCAGAACTCCTCAGGAGAAGCGCCTCCGAGTTTGCTTTGCTTAACGGATCCGGCAGTCAATACATCTTCGACCTATCCGAAGAAGGTCACCTCGACGGACTGATCGCAACGCCCAAACTTGATGCCTTAGTTGCCTACGTGGCTGACTTTCTCGACTCCGACCCGAGCAACAAGGCAGTCATTTTCAGCGTGTTCGTGCATACCCTCGATGAAATCTGCGCCCGGTTGAGCAAGTACGGAACAACGACGTACAGCGGAAAACTGAACGCGCGTCAAAAAGAGGCAAGCAAGGTCAAGTTTCAAACAGATCCCCAAACCAGACTGCTGGTGAGTAGCGATGCCGGTGGCTACGGCGTGGATCTGCCGCAGGCCAACCTGCTGATCAACTACGACCTGCCATGGAGCAGCGGAGCAGCCACCCAGCGCAACGGAAGAATCCAACGCGCATCCTCTGAGTGGGGTCACGTCGTCCTTCAGGACATCTTGATCGCAGGCTCTATCGAAGAACGTCAGTTCGAGATGTTGCAGCAGAAGAACAGCATTGCTGCCGCTGTCATCGACGGCGAGGGGATCAACGACAAGGGCGGGGTGGACCTCAGCGTGGGCTCACTTCGATCCTTCCTATTATCAAATAGCGTCTAACCTGTAATAAGGAGCGTGCTTATTAATGGTTAGGAGCACCATGCCGAACGCACCGAAGACCCCCACCAGAACTGTTCGTGTTTCAGACGAAATCTGGACCGCCGCGAAGGAAAAGGCGGCCATTGAAGGTCGCACTTTGACCGAAATCGTGATCGCAGCACTCAAGGACTACACCTCCGCGTAGCCAAAATTGCGTAGTGTCTGACACCTCAGGTAAAGTAAGGGGTGTCAGGAGGTGGCCATGAGCCAGAGTGTCGAGTCCCTACTTCGGGACTTTCTGAGGTACAAGTCCCTGTCGGACGATGCGTCCGGTCGGGCAGGTGAGATCAAGACATCTCTCATCGAGATCATCGAACGACTGGGCTACACCGACGACCGGGGACACCAGTGGTTCGACCTCGAGGAGGAAGTCGAAGGCTACTACTCTCTCCAGCGTCAGAAGCGCATATCGAAGGCCTTGGATCAGCAGACTGCTGAGGAGATCCTTCGCGAGCGTGGGATTCACGACGAGTGCATCAAGATGGTCCCTTCGTTGGATGAGGACGCCATCATGGCGGCTCTGTACGAGGGAACACTTTCTGATGAGGACATTGATCGGATGTTCCCAGCCAAGGTCACTTACGCCTTTGTCCCGAGCAAGAAGTGACCGACGACGCCATTGACCAGATTTTTGGTGGGCTCGACTTCTACCCCGGATCGAAGCGTAAGCGCCGCGAAATGATTGTCAACACTCCTCGCAGGGAGCAGGAACCGGCTGGCTCTTGGGAGGAGCGATCCTTCATCAAGACGTTGTACGGCAGGGAGATTCCGATGTACACCATCGGCTCCCTTGCACAGGCACTGAATAAGAGTGAGAAGAGCATTCGACTGTGGATTGCTCGCGGATACTTCCCAATCGCCGTATACCGAATGCCCGATGTTGAGGGATCAGACGGAGTCAAGCGTGCGGGTCGTCGGCTGTACAGCAAGGACATGATCGACGCAGCCGTCGAAGCATTTGAACGGCGTGGCCTTCTCGATGCTGCTCGCATCGAGTGGTCACAGCACGCCGACCTTGGACCGGAGATCGCCGCCGCGTGGAACCGGATCAAGGAAGAACTGGCAAATAACCCCTAACCCCTAACCCGTAAGGAAAACCATTATGGCTATTCGTAAGTCAACTGCTGCTGCCCCCGCCGCTGAGGAGTACATGGAGGAGGAGGAGCGTCCCCGTCGAGCCCGCCGTTCGGAAGAGTCCGCCTTCGAGGCCGAGGACGAGAACGAAACAGCAGACGTATCGTCGTTTGTACAGGTCGGCTGGGCTGCCGCCAAGAAGGCCCACTCGACAACGTCGGGAACCGCCCGCCGAAACACCGAGTTCCGTTTCAGCGAGAGCGCCCACCTCGTCAAGTTCCTCGACGCCGAGCCCATCGTCTTTGCACAGCACTGGGTAGACAAGGCCCCAACCAAGAAGTCCTTCGTCTGCATCAAGAACGGGTGCCCGCTGTGCGACCGAGGCAACGCGCCCAGCACCAAGTACGGTTTCCGCGTCGTTGACCTTGGCGCTGAAGACCTGTTTGCTCAGATCTACGTGGCTACCCCCACCGCATTCGCCGCAGTCATGGAGCAGAACGAGGGCCGTTTCGGCCCGGTCGACTCCGGCTACTGGGAGTTGAGCAAGACCGGTGAGGGCAAGCAAAGCCGAACGGTGGTGCGCGCGGTCAAGGAGCGCGACCTGCCCGAAGACTGGGATATTGACCCGAAGGCGGTGGCCTCTGACCTCCGCGCGGTCGAAGATCCCGGAGTGAGCATCCTCCGCGTCCCTACGGCGGAGGATCTGCGCGAGGCAGCGGACTACTGCTGATCGCGCAACGCGGGAGGGCCGTTGAGTGGGTAACCCCCCTCCACCTGCTCCGGCCCTCCCGCACCAACACCGAGGGAGACGTATGAAGATCATCACGACAAGCAGCGACCTAGATGCGCTGGTGGACGCCTACGCAAAGGCTCCATGCTTCACCTTTGACGTTGAGACGTGGGGTCCCCATCGAGGCGACCCGTGGCGAAACGACGTGCTATGGATTTCGTTGGCAACGCCGAAGCGAACGGACGTCATTCCGATGGGCCATCCCAACGGCGACTTCGTTGAGTGGATCAAGCCACTGACTGGTTCGGGGGAGAAGCGTCGCGAGAAGAGCCTTACCCTACGAGAGGCCGACTACTCACGAGATCAAAAGTCGTGGACCCCAGTGTTTTCCGATCCCCCGGAGCAGTTGACTCCAGCAGAGGTTTTCTCGGCTCTCAAGCCGTTGTTTTTTAGCGACACGTTGAAGATTGGACACAATCTCAAGTTCGACTTGGAGTCGGTGTCCAAGTACTACGGTGCAACTCCCTATCCGCCGTACGCATGCACGTACGTTGCGAGTTTCATCGCAGACAACCGGAACCGCCACCAGTTGGGGCTCGCGGCCTGCTTGCAGCGCGAGTTTGGCTACGAAATGGCCAAGGGTGTTGGAAAGGAGGTCGAGGCCCACGACTTCCGCACTGTTGCGACTTACGCAGGCCTTGACGCTCACTGGACCCAAAAACTGTGGAACCGGCTCGAGGTCAAGATCCACGCCGACCAACTCACTCGCGTCTTCCGGTTAGAGATGGACGTAATGGAGGCGCTATGCGCCATGGAACTTGGCGGAGCGTTGATCGACACGGCAGCGTTGGAGGATCTTCGCGGAACCCTTGACGAGCACCTTGAGCAGGCAAAGGGCCGCATCTACCGTGCAGCAGGTCGAGCGTTCAACATCAACTCCAACGTCGACAAGCAGGCCCTTCTCTTCGGCCCTAAGACCGAAGGAGGTCTGGGGCTCAAGCCCCGAAAGACCACGCCTACCGGAGCGCCATCTGTCGCAGCCGACGCGCTTGAAGCCCTGCGAGGGAAGCACGAACTGGTTGACGGATTGCTTGATTACGCCGAAGTGTCCAAACTGTCGTCAACCTACGTCGTTCCCTATCTCGGCGGCGACGTCACACGAACCGTGAACGGCAAGAGCAAGGTCGTGGTCAAGCAGGCCCTTCTGACCGACAGCCGCATTCATACAGATTTTGATCAATGCGGGGCTGAGACCGGGCGCTTCAGCAGTCGACGCCCCAACCTGCAAAACGTTCCCTCGCCGTCGACCGAACGAGGTCGAGCCATTCGCAATCTGTTTGCTGCTCCCGAGGGACACTTGCTCGTTGTCGCTGACTACAGCCAGATCGAGCCACGAGTGATCGCAAGTTTCTCTGGGGACAAGACCATGATCCGTAACTACATGGACGGCGACGACATATACACCACTGTCGGCGATGTGATGGGTGTCGACCGCAAGGCGGGCAAGGTTCTGGTGCTCAGCATGGCTTACGGCGTCGGGCCGGACAAGATCGCTAGTCAGATCGGATGCAGCGTCTCAGAGGCTCGAGGGTTGCTAGACGGATTCAGTGACAAGTTCCGGTCAGTCGCCCGTTACAAGGCCGCAGTAGTGCGTGAATCCAAGAGCCGCCGCCCAACTCCTTTCGTCACCACTCTCTTTGGACGCCGCAGGTACCTCCCCAACCTGACTTCCTCCGAGACGGGGTTCCGCGCGCAAGGGGAGCGGCAGGCATTCAACACCAAAATCCAAGGATCGGCAGCCGACATCATCAAGGTCGCGATGGTGCGAGCACATCGATTGCTGCCAGAGGACTGTTCTTTGATTCTCACCGTCCACGACGAACTAGTCGCTGTTGCCCCGATGGAGCGCGCCGAGGAGGCAGCAGAAGCCATCAGGGAGTCAATGGAGGAGATTCGGGTGCTGTCAGTGCCGTTGATCGCAGACATCAAGGTCGTGCCTAAGTGGGGAGACGCAAAATGAGACCGTGGAGGAAGAAAAGAGATACGGGGCTGATGGTTTTTGAGATCCACTCGTCCTCGTTGGCACGGAACACGGTGTACGACTCCATGATTGGAAACCCAAGCGAGATCGCCGTTCTCGTGGGGCTCAGCCCGTTGAGCGACGACGTCGATGAAATGGAGCGGAAAGCCAGCGCTGAGCGTCTCATCCGACTTTCAGGATTGACGCCCGTGCTGGCGTTCCAAGCAAGCCTAATTGCACAAGCCGCCGTCAAATTTCAGGCTCGGGCGACGGAACAAGACGACGATGAAGCATTGGACCTTATTGAGCAGGCTTACAGCGCCGTGGCCTTCAGCGCCGCCGTGGCTACTTTGAGCAACCTGCTAGACCTCGACATCATCCATCTGGCAGGTGACTAATGAGCAGCAGCAACTGGTGGGCCAACAAGTTGGGCAACAACAACCCCGGCCCTCGTCCTTCAACACCTCCGGTGTCCGTTCCACCGAGGCAGCAGGTGACCGTGACTTCGCAGCAGGCCCACGGAATGCCCGTGGAGTACGACGCCGAGCGGGACACCCTTACTAGCAAGGCGCAGAGCGCACGCCAGACCGACCAGTGTCCAGAGTGCATGAGTGGAAACTTTTTCGCAGCGCCCGGTTCTCAGTACCGCAGGTGCTACGACTGCGGATACCCCGTCATGCAGAGCGGTAGCGGCCCAACCATGCCCAGCAGCAGTACCGGTGGCGCGGCTACTCCCGCCAAACAGGTTCAAGGTGCGGGGTACAACCCTCAAAACATTGTCGGGAGAATTGAATGAACACCGAAGTAATGAAGGTAGCCGCGCTGCTAAACAAGAAAATGGGCGACGGCACCGTCGTGCTAGGCAGCGACGTATTGCTTCCAAAGCGGATCACCTCTGGATCACTATCTTTGGACGTCGTGCTTGGCGGTGGCTGGCCGGTTGGACAGTGGACCGAAATTGTGGGGGAGGCCTCGCACGGCAAGACCGCCGTTGTGCTCAAGACAATTGCCGCCAATCAACGAGCCAACCCAGATTTCATCACCGTATGGGTGGCAGCGGAACCTTGGAGCGTGCAGTACGCAGAACTCTGTGGGGTCGATGCGAGCCGCGTGTTGGTTGTAGAAACCAACCTGATGGAAGATGCGTACGAAGCCGTCATCCAGTTCTGTGAGAGCAAGGCTGTAGACCTAGTGGTGGTTGACTCACTACCTGCCCTTGTGCCCAGCAGCGAAGATCAAAAGGACATGGACGAAAGCACGGTGGGCCGTGGAGCCCTTTTGACCAACAAGTTCTTTCGGAAAGTTGGCAAGGCAACCAAGCGGTCACTGACCGAAGAAGAGCGCGGAGTCACTGGGATCTTGATCAACCAGTGGCGGTCGAAGATTGGTGTGATGTACGGATCGCCGCTTACCACTCCGGGAGGATTGGGCAAGGATTACGCAATGGCCGTGCGCTGTGAGGTCAAGCGGGACGAATGGGTAGAGGTCGGTTCGTCAGGTAACAAGCGCCGCATCGGTCAGACAATCCGCATTCGGACGATCAAAAACAAGACCGCACCTCCACAGCAGACTGCCTATGTCGATTTCTATTTTGAGCAGGGGGGCGCCGTTACCCCCGGCGACTACGACTTCGGCAAAGAGATCGTTGCGCTCGCCATTTTCAACGGCATTGTCGAGCGAAGGGGTGGCTGGTACTACATCGGTGAGGAGAAGTGGCAAGGTGCGGATGCTCTGCTCAACGCCATCCGTGAGCAGATCGACCTACGAGAACAGTTGGAGTCACAGGTTCTTGACGTGGTCAAAAACAGTACTTCTCTTCAGGTAGTCAATGAAGAGTGAAGGCCAACGCGAGTCGCAGGCGCACGAAAAACGACTTGCAAAGGCCACAGGTGGTTCTCGAACCGCCGCCTCCGGTGCCTTCTGGAGCCGCAAGGGAGATGTCAGAACCCACGACCTGCTCATCGAGCACAAATGGACTGGCAAAAAATCAATCACCCTTTCGTCACAGGTGCTGGAGAAAATTATGACCGAAGCATTATTCGACGGTCGTATTCCCGTTCTCGGCTTTCATCTGAACGGCCACAACTATGTGGTCCTTGATGAGGAAGATTTCTTCACCCTGCGGCACCAACTCGCGCAGGAGATAAGTAGTGAGCCCCCAACCTGATTATTCATGGCGATACGAAGCCAAATGCAAAGGCGTGGACACCGAAATATTCTTCCCTCCAAGAGACAAGGCTCTGTACAAGCCCATTGCAGATTCTGCGAAAGCAATCTGTTGGGGACGAGACGGGGAGGATGAGTGCCCTGTTCGCAAAGAGTGCCTCTTCGACGCCATTGATACCAACGAGGCTCATGGAATTTGGGGCGGTATGAGTCACCGAGAGCGAAATGCTCTCGTCCGTCGATGGAAGCGACTCGTTGACTCGGACCTTGACCTTGAGGAGTACGTGTGGAGTCTCTAATTGACGCTCGCGGTATACCCAGCCACGAGTGTGTCAACTGCGGCTACAACGTGTTCCTCGTTCCAGCGGCCTTCGAGGACTACGACATTGC